TCGCGAATCCGCATTTCCACTGGAAGAACGTAACGTAGGCTCTCATATAAGCGCCCGTTGAAGAGTTCACCAGCAGGTCCTGGATACCACGATCTTCCTGGAACAACCCAGCCTTGCTGCCTTTGGGATAGATACCATAGACAGTCTGGGGCGACCACAACACAAGCCAGATACTCGTGTTATCGCTGCCAGTACCGCCGGCATCGATGATCTGGCTGGAAGTAACGTGCGTTGCGGTTTTCGAGAAATATCGAGCCGCTAAGCCGTTGAACTTCTCGGGATCGACCGACACGTCACCGTAGATCAGCGTGGAGGCCAGGGTATCAGACATGGCCTGAACGATGGCTGCATCTTCACTTAACCGGAACGCTGCCGCATCGCCGTTAAGATTAGCGATATCAACGTCAACGTGTGAACGCTCTTCCATGATCGCGCAGGTTTCGACGATCTGGCCGGTTGTAGACTTGTTCGGAACAACGCCGCCGTTCAACAGTCTGAACGAAGGTGTAGGTTTGCTGGTGCGGATCGTCATCTGCTCGCCAGTAGGCAGGTTGCCTTCTTTCCACCCGATGTCATCGAGGATATCATTATACTGCTGCAAGACTTCACCGATATCGGCGATGGAACCGTTGGGGTCCATACGCTTTGTGATATCGAGTAACGTCGGCAGCGCTGAAGATAATGCGCCCATATAGTTTCTCCTTGTAGGAATTACGTTTTATTTTTTGCCCATAGTGGGATACATCCTGCTTCGGACGGCCTCGGGGCTGTCGTTTGCCGGGTTGTTCCCGCCATTCACAAAGGAATCTTGGCCGATCGCTTTGCCCGCGTTGATCAGCAAGCCCACGATCAACTTATGATTCCCAAGCCCGGTTTCCTTAAGCAACGCTCTGATCGCCGGTGCGTCCTTGCCGCCAAACGTGTTGATGAACTTGACAGCAGGTGCCAGCGCCTTCGCGTGTTCAGGCCCGAGCATTTCTTTCGTTTCTTTACCCCAGGCTTCGATCTGCTCATTGAACTGCTTCATGGCCACGTCATGCTGTTTCTGGGCCGCTTGCTGCACCTTCGCAGCATAAACATCGACCAGTTTCTGGGCCTCGTCCTGGGTGAACCCTTTCTCCTTCAGGATCGGCGTTACCGCGTCCAACATCTCGGTATCGATCTGCATCCCTTCAGGAGCCTTCACTTCGTACTTCTCCGGCACAGTTCCAGCCTTGACTTCCGAGTTCGTGCCGTCCGCATCAGGATTCGTTTCGCCTTCAGCAGGTTTCGCATCCGGGTCATCACCAAGCAACGAATCGTTCTTAGCAACAAGGTCGGCCAATTCCTTAGCCGGTGTCTTGTCAGCCAGTGCAGCAGCCTTGTCAGCTGGTGCGCCTTTGTCCGTTTCGTTTGCCGGGGGTGTCGCTGGCGCTGCTGATTCTGGTGCAGCGGCCGGCGTCGTGGCTGGATCTAAAATAGGGTCAGGCATCCGTTTCCTCCTGTTTTTTAATCAGTTCCTTCTTAACCATTTCGCTTTTATATTCTCGGCACATCTGGAAATATCGTTCTGGGTCTGCCTCAAGCATCTCGGCCAACAGCCAATTACCAACCGATCTACGCCCTTCGTTGTTCGCTGTGACGTCAGACATGCCAACAACAAACGATTCCTTGAACGTCCTGCATATACCCATCAGCCTGTGATAAAACCGTCTGCCAGCCGGTAACGCCAAAACTTCCCGGATATCCTCCATCTGCTTGTCATGCTCGCGTTTATCTTCTTCCGCGCTCATTGTCCACCCATCCGCTTGATCAACTTCTCGCCAGCGTTGCTTTTTCCCTCATCCATCGGTACGCGTCCGAGTTTCGATACACTTTCAGCAGAGGCGGCCAGTGCCTGCGCCTGCTGCGCCTGCTGCAATCCTTCCATGCGTGCCTGGCGGATCTGCGTAACGATCTTCGGGTCCTTGATTATCTTTGCCGGCGCGCCCTCCATCTTGTTTACGTCTTGTACCGCGAAATCGATATCCAAGTTATCCACAGCCTGCTGTAACGCCTCTTCCCCAAGCGCCGCGAACTGACCCACAAATCCAATGACGCGGTTAATCTGTTGCACGCCAAGCTCTTTCATAGCTTGCGCAAGAATCGAAATATAAACCACCTTGATCGGCGCGCCTTGCAACGATTCAGGCGGTTGTGGGATCAGGTTGTTATCCACAGCGATATCCCATAGCAACTCGATCAGCTGGTCAAGTTCGCCCTTCTCGATGTTGTACAGCACCGGACCCATCTGCATGATCTTTTCTTGCTGCAACTCGGCGATCTCATAGGCCGTTTTCTGGGTCTGGTCCGGCGCGGATATCAGCATCTTGAACAGATCCACGAAGAAATCCCTATCAATATCCTTCATCAACTCCTGACGATCGACCAGGTGGCCTTCGGCATCGTACTGGATCTGGTATGCCGGCCTCACACCCGAGTTCGGTACGTTGTTCGCGCTCGTCTTGGTCACGCCACCAGGCACGAACGATGACGAACCTTCGACATTCGCGTCCTGCACCATTGGCGGGTTGCCGTGCTTGTCGCGCTGCGTCAGCTTATCGTACTTGCATTTCTGTAACTCTTTGGCGTTACCAAGCGCATACCACCCGGGAGCATAACCGTACACCTGGTCAGTGGAGTTCACTTCCCACCTGGGCGCGATCACGTTGAACCGCTTGTAACCACGGCATGCAAGAAACCGGTCAGACGCATCGGCGTTGTCCCAATACATCGACCGAAACGGCATGTTCTTGTAATCTTCCAACTCACCAATCGCGTTATCGTTCGGCTCGATCAGGTGCGATACCTTGACCCACACATCCTTTTTGTTGTAATCGAAGTTCATCCTTACCGACGCCGAGCAATTATCATAACCAAACTCCTTGACCATCGCACCGACCTGCATCCAGAATTCGCGCGCGAACGAGTTCACCCGCCCCTTATTGTCCACACCCAGATAATACTGCCCGGCTGTAAACAATATTCCACGCGCGATATCTTCAAAATCCTCGACGACAACGAAGCATCCAGTCCCGAACGTTCCCAATTCCTTATGACACCCTTGCAGGCATGAATATATATTCGAGCGCTTCAGGATCTCGTAGATAACATCCGTCGACGAGTCCAGCCACATGCTCTCATCGGCAGACAGTTCTCGACGGATATCGAGTTCGAACTTCACCCATGGCGACGACGGCGAGGTCATACCGCTGGTCAAGCCCGACGCCATAACGCGTGCGGCCTGGACCGCGTAGTTATCCAGCAGCGTCTTATGATCGATCATCTGCGCACGTGTCGTCGGCATGGTTTCAAATATGCCATTTAACGGTGCTACATATTTCTTGATATCCATGAACGCAGGACGCCAGAGCATGAACTCTGACTTCATGCCTTGCAATCGGATATTCGCTTGTGATTTGCGGTACGAACGATCAGGTGGGAATTCAGTTTTTTCAATCGGCGTCGACGGGTTCTTCGTGTTCTTTACGTTTATCTGTGCGTCATCCAGGATGGCCGTTGACATTATATGCTACCTCCGCCGCCCTTGCCAGTCTTGTCAACACCTGTAATGGCCGGCGCTTTCAGTTCAGCACCTTGCCCCGTAATACCGGACGCGCTGGTCTTTATCGTCGATGCTAATCCATATTTATATGAATCGAGGTTACGTGCGCGGTCCTGTGCAGAGGCCAACGAATTAACGCTGGTAGGCATAGGCGCTGGCGTGGGGTCAGGCGGTTTGCTTACTGCTGGCGTACTACCACCGCCACCAAAACACCCCTTCTCATCTCGTAGATCCAAACGCATATGTTCCTCCTGACATTAGAATTAACATACACCGTACATTTTTCAACTATTTTCTGATTTATTTTATCCAGCCATGCTTGGCACGGCCAGCGGGTCGTACACCTTATGCTCTTCGCGTATCGCTTGCGCTGGCTTTAACTTCGGGAACACAGCGTTCAATTCCTCGTCGCAGATACGTGATACACAATCGAGCATGTCATCATGCGCGCACACCGGGAAATTCGTGTATTCATCTACCACGAAATCATGCACAAAATCAGACGCTTTTTTCTCATGAGTGACAAATAATAGCTTGACAGGCAAGAAAAACCGGCCTTGCTCAAATATCGGTACAAGCCTTCGTATCCGATCGTTCTTCGGCATCGCACCACCCAGAGGCGTTATCTTGAACCGATATCCTTCCAACTCTTGCACGTACTGTATGTGTTCGATATCTGCCTGCATGCCGTATTTCTCATAGCCGACGTTTTTTATCGGCCACTTGCGCACCAACTCGAACAGCTTTACCGTTCGCTCGGTCAGGTTCATTCTGTCCCGCACGCCATCCATCAGGTAATAATTCCCGTCCTCGGCCATAGCGATCACCGCCATCACAGTAAAATCGCTGTCCTTCTTCTTCTCGCTGGCCGGGTCAACGAGCAGATAGAAATTCCACGTCGCGAACTTCTTCATGATCGTATAATAGTTGAGCCAGTCTATCTTGAAACCCGCAACCTTGTCAGCGGTCGGGTCCTGCAGCATCTGACAACCGTATGTGTACAGTCCCATATCCTTGCGCTTCTTCAGCAGTGTTTCAGGTGATAACAACACGGGACGACCTTCAATGGAGATATCTTTCTGCCCAATGTCCGTCGGATAATAATACCTTGGCTTCGCTGATCCGCGTTCAATGATCGTCTTATATGTGTCATTGTGGTGATATCGCGTGCCTGAATACCGTTCAATACCTGTGCGAGTTGAACCATTAGGCATGCGTGTTTCGGCCCCGAGTGATAAGGAGAGCTCCCATGAGTTCGTTGTTTTCTCGATCATTTCGGGTGATGTGATCGATTCCTTGGTAACAACGTCGTCATAAATACGTTTGCGGAAATGCTTTGACGTAGGCTGACCGTCAACCAGACCCCAGGCTTCGACCGTTGCTTCCTTCGGGTTGCTCTTGCGTTTGACCAAGATCCCGCCATCCAATGACCATTTAGGCGATTCTTTGGACGGATTGGCATAAAGAATGTCAGGGAACAGCCCCTGTAAAAACGTATTTGTTTCCAGTTCACGCTTGATCTGTTCCAAGAACGCCTTGGCGATCGGGCGTGTGTGGCTGAATATACCAAACGTATCTTCAGGATCAATCAGAATATCTTGGATTGTCTTGCCGTAGGTTATGATCGTCGACTTGTAATGTTCACGAGCCCATAGGTCCATGTACCCATCAGGTTCAGCCTCAACCTCGCGGCACCGCGCATACAGCCAGGGGTGATTAATATCATGCCGCCGACAGGCAATTGTAAGCAAAAAAAACAGGTCCTCGCGGCACAGCCTGCGCATGGCGTCTGTGTCCCTGGACCTGATTACCTCGGCATACAACAGATTCGACTGCTCGCGCGTGAGGCCGGAGCAGAGCATCAATTCCTCCCGTGCGTCAGCTGCGCTATGCGTTCGTCAAGGTCAACCTGCTCAACACGGATCAGGACCTGCTGTTTTATCTCGAGGCGTTCGATGAACATGCCCAGGTGCTTCATAAAACTGTCGATCGAACCCTTCTTGTCCCACAGCTTGATCTTCTTCGTTTCGCCGATCTGCTCACGTTGCGGGCCGGTGCCGGTCCATATCTCATCAATCTCGATTGCCGCGATCGCGCGCCTGATCGACTGCGGCATGTCCTTGATCGGCTTCAGGCAGTTATGCTCATCGTACAGTTCGCCAATGTCGGAGAACGCCAAATTTTTCAGTTCACGGATCAGTTCGCGCATCATATCGGCATCAGACATTGGGGCGTCGAAGTCTACCATTGGTTCGTCCATGAGCATATTTTTAATCCTACGCCGTTGATGTGTCAATAGGAATCTGATTATTTTTGCGGTTGAACTCTGACATCTCTGATACTGTATTTATGCGTTTCAGTTCTTCCAGGATCTTTTCCTGCAACTCAAACGAGTACCGAGTCCAGTGCGATGCGTACTCCACCTCCAGCCAGTTCAGAGTCTTAGCCATGTGGTTCACCTGCACCCAGCCTGCCAATATCAACCCAGGCACCGCAACCGAAAACATCACAGCCAGCCAAACCGGGGCAGCCAGTTTGAACGTGAAATATACCCCAAAAATCAGCAGAAATAAATTGCGGAATTGGTTCACCAAATCCATCCCGCGCGAGCAGTAAAAATACAATCGGACAACGACATTTTTCAAACCGGTTTTGTGATCCATTTTAACCCTCATTTTTAGGATGTTCCTACCTCTTTCTTAGGTGGGAACAAGGTGGGAACATTTTTCCTTATTATAGTGGTTCCTATTGTTCCTACTGTTCCTACTGTTCCTACCAGTTCAACAACATTAGAGCGTCCGTTCAAAAAGTTTTAGAAAACCGACATGTATGGTGGGAACAAGTGGGAACACTTGAAATGTTCCTACCGTTCCCACCTAAAACTCCTCATTTTCATCAAAGGTTTTTTTGATTATTCTACAATATTCCCATTTTAAATGCTTCCCATCCCGTATTTTCGAACGTTTAAAACCGAGTATTTTTAGGATAGAACCGACCCTCATTTCATCGAATTTTGACTTTTTAGCCATATCAAAACGAAGGCAATTTTTGAGAATTTCTTGGGTTGAAATTCTATCTTTAAATTGCAGATATTCAGATATGTCATCCTCCCAGGGATCTCTTGATCTGCGCATCTCCTGTTCATCCGCGGCAGATGCGGGTACTTCCCACCACGTAGCGTTGGATTTGTACAGTTTTACGGCCTCTGCGAAGTATTGATCTCGGTCCCGGATCAGCCGCTCGGTGTCAATACATGTGGCTGTTAGGGGCCAAAAACGTCTGGCTCCGGTGTTATCTGATAGATAGGTTTCCTCGTTTGTTGTGCCTACGAATACCGATTTGCGGAGATGATCAGCAGCCGACCTGCCGTAACTCGATCGGTAGGTGTCCTTGCGGGATGATAGGATGTCCTTGACCTTGGCGATGTCTGACTTTGAAAACTGGTGCAACTCGGCGAATTCGACGATCCACTTGCCCTTAAGACACTGGTAAAAGTCGACATGATGCAGGTTAGAGGACGCGTTTGCGTGATAGTCGCCGGCAAGAATTTCGAACATCGTGGATTTTTTGTAACCCTGCGGTGATTCTAAGATCGGCATGGTGTCGACCTTACAGCCTGGATTATACGCACGCGCTACCATCGATATAAGGAAGTTCTGTGAAACCGCCCGGGAGTAATCGCTGTCCTCGCAGCCACAAATGTCTTGGAAGAACGTTACGATCCTGGGCGTCTGATCCCACTGAAGTGATGATAGATAATCTGTTATGACGTTACGGCGGTTTCGTATGGCATACGCTGAAACTGCCTTGAAAACATGGTTGTCCGTGATCGTTGTAAGCCCCAGGTGCCGCTGTAGTTGGATGGCAGTTTCGATATCGTCGTTGTCGGTCCAAGGCTTGCCACGATAGATTATGCGGTCCAGGAACTCGTCGTACCAGATATTGTCCTTGAAATGAAGGCAACCTTCAAAAACACGCGTTACGTTGTCGATGTTGCAGATTGCGTTGCCATAACTGTTTACAGCGATTCCTAGCTCCTCGTAGGCCGCGTGTAACGAGCCGGTTATTATCGGCGCGTTGGGGTCGCTTGGT